GAACATCATGGACCGACTGACGGTTCAGCTGTTTGGGACCACGAACTTCCTCATGAAGTGCGGTACGGTGGACACAGAGGCGATGCCCGAGCTCGGTATCCGTGTTACGACGAGGACGCTGTTCCTAAACTTCTATCCCGATGGGTTGACCATCCCTCAGATGTCAACTCTCCACCAGATTGCGCGGAGGTATCAGACGCCGCCAACGTCGCCGAGGTTGACCGCTGTGCCTCCTCCCATTCGGCGCGAGACGACCAGGTATGTCTACGACGACGAGGTTGGCCTTTCGGCGGACCCGCGGTGTTACTGCTCTGTCTGTGTTGCCGAGTAAGCAACAATGTATGTCTAACTCAAAATTTTTCAATTAGCAGTCACATCCAATCGTGTTGGTGATAACATCGGGCGCGTCAGGTGCCATGAACTCACCCAGAGTCTGATTCGGCAGCACCCGATTGTCTCTGGCGTTCTGGGCACCCAGGACATTGGTATACTGTCGCAGCAAGGATGTGTACGCACCCGCACCATCTTGCTTGCGGACAATCCGAGGAATGATGACTGTGAATGTAATCGTCACTGTACTTACTCCGTTGTCGTCTTTTACGTAACAGATCGTGGATGTACTCCCTATTTGCGCAGGTGTCCCCGAGATAACGTTTGTTAAGGGGTCAAACGTAAGTCCTGCGGGCAGAGTCCCAGTAGAAACGAAGAAGTACAGTTGCCCAGTGCCAGTTGCGGCTAATTGGATTGGTGTGATGGGAACGTATTGATATAGCAAATAGGATCTGGTTGAGGGAGCCGTAATTGTAGGACCGGTACCGATTAATGGGTAAAACGTAAGATTGACATTGATATCGCCCTCAGCCGATTTGATATAGTTTGGAGGCGTGAGAGAGATGAACCGTGAGGCTCCGTCATTTGAAACTGGGAAATCAGGACCAAAAAAATACGGATTAATAATCACGCCAGGAATCCAATTTGACGCAAACGATGACGACAGATCGTGTTTGTATAAAAAAGTAGTACTACTAGAAGGGGTCGGGTCCTCCAATTCAACAAAAACATTCCAATTTGTTCCATCAAAATTCAAGGATCCCAACGGCAGAGGCGGCAGCGGTCGGGTCATCCTATTCCCGAATAGATTGCTAGCTGCTAAGTTCGCTAAAAACCAATTGCTTCCGTTGGTTGAATATCGCAATTCAATGTTGTAATAGTTGGACGGGCTGGTGAATCCGCTGATACCCGTCGCAAACCATGTGTTGGACGCATACACAACTTCGTAACCAAACATGCTAAATCCACCCGTCGCATTTGACCAGTTTGAGCCGTTGTCGGTGGAGTACTTGATTGTTGATGATGGTCCTGTATACGGAGGAGCCCCTTCCGCGTCCCCCGTCTGATATGATTCTGACCCAGTAGCAATCCAGATATTTGAGTCATCCAGCGAATAACTAGCACATTCATCTGAAAACCCGCCAGTTACAGGGGACCAATTGGATCCTTCATCGGAAGACCTGGCCATTGCAGTGGCGCTGCCCAGACCACTATTATAAGATCCTCCAACCATGAGCACTCCGTTTTTGTATCGGAGAGCAGCACCTCCTGCTAAATATGGGCCGTCAATTGAACCACCGCCCGTCTGGTCATGCGTATAAAGATACTGGCCCGCTACAAGTATCGGTGACGAGGAGATATCCCACGTTACCGCATCGTCATCCGAACGAATCATTGTCGCCGCAACAAACGGATCGCCGCCAAAATCTTTAGAACCTGCTGCGAACCAAGTTGACGTATTCGGCTTGTTCGCAATTGTTGACATTTTGAACACTGAGATATTCGGATCAAATGGAACCTGCTGAAAATTGGCCAATGTTGTTCCTCTAATAAAAATCCCCGAATTCGTTGCTATAAGAACGCTAACATCCGTAGGACTTGATACCTTGAATTGTATGTCCGAGATGGATCCGGAATTGCTGCCACCAGATACATTAATTAAGTCCCAATTTGAATGAACATTGCTGGATCCAAACAACCCAACTGCGGGACCGAGGGCTCCATTCCCCCACACAGCCACCAACGACTCATTCGCAAAGTATGGGTTTGTTGTAACATTCGCACCAAGTGATCCAAGTAAGACACCGGCAGTCCCATTCACCGTAAAGTTACACGATGACGGCAGTACATTTGGCGGAATGCCGGATACCCAAGGACCATCAATGAATCCAGATGTAGAGTCAATGTTCAGTCCATATGTTTGCGTCATGCTAAGATCGTAATTGCTTACTGTCGTGCCACTGTACGCTGTTCCGGTTACTTGTACGGACACAGGGTCTCCCGCTAGATAATTGTAAATGTTTTGCGGAACTGTAAAAAGGATGCTATCGGGTGTCAACGTATAATTGTAGAATGCCGAACCCGATGCATATCCCGTCGTGGGAATGATCTCAATCGTGCCCGACACATCACTAGACAACGGTGTTCCAGAGATGACGCCTGCGGGAGATATATTCAACCCGGACGGCAACAGAACCTCCGAGAAATTGTTGATGGGCCTCTCACTCAATGTGGTAACCGGAATCTGGAAGGGCGCAATGACCCGATTTTGGATGAAAGTAAAGTTGGAGGTCGGAACAGTTCCAAATGTAAAAATATCGTTTAGAACCGCAAAATTTGTATTGCGAGTCGCAGTGGCGGGAGAACCCGTCGCGACCGCAGTAACCGCAAGGGCCGTGAGGGCGGTTACCGTATCCGGAAATCCGCTGATAATGCCACTGCTATCCAACGTCATACCTGTTCCGGCAAGAGCTGGGGCAGACAGTGTAACAGGAAGACCGGAAGCAGCTTGCGCCTTGAACTGAATTGGAGAACTGTAGTATCCGGTCTTGGGCACGTCCAGTGGCCGCGACAGAATGAAGTTGAAGCACGCGTCTACTGCCGGTGTAGGAGACACGAATGTAATGAAATCGTCTTGAACTGTGATTGGTGTTACATACTCTTGGGTGAAGCCATTTGAGTTGGTGGCACGAATCGTATAATTTGCGCTGCTAGCACCAAGCGTCGGTGTTCCAGACAAATACGCATTGGATCCAATGCGGGTCAACGACAAGTCAGCTCGCAAATCTGGCGAGAAGATGCTTGCGATATTGGTCCCAGATCCCGTGTTGAAATATGTCCTTGCCCGAAAGAAGTTCGCACTCGGGTCCACTGGCACACCCGAATAGAGAGTAGGGATCGCACTCTGGTCAAAGAGCACAGTCTCGTTGAATGCGAATGTGACTGCGAAGTTGCTTATGACTGCCGGCAGAGGGCTGACACGCGTTCCCTGGATCGTATAGGTTGCCGAGGAGACACCCGCATTCGCATATAGATAGGCGGCGGCAAGAGATGGTGTTCCAGCCATCACAAAGGCATGTGATGGGTCTGTGGTAAGGAACCCAAAGTTGTTGCTGATGGTGCGGTTGCTGTTGTTGAAGTCAAACACATTGATCCCATCGGGAAATGTATTCCATGTGTACTTGAGCGTTCCACCGGACGGATAGGGAGGAAACGCCGCAGTTAGTGCGCGTGTCGCGATGGGCACGCCAACGTCCATGTTGACGATTGAAGTTCCGGACAGATTGTAGAGGATACGTTCATTGCTGACGGTATAGGTGTTGCTTGTCGTCACGATCTTGGAACCCGTTGCCGCATCTTTTCCAATCAGCAGGTAGTTGCTTGTCGGTAAGGTTGTCAGCGGTGTCCCAGAGATATCCAGATTGCTTCCCGAGACAAAGAACTTGAGTCCCGGTGGCAGCGACGGAACACTGGACACGGCTGAGGACAGAGCAAAGGGAGCCATCAAATGGATCGTTGGAATAGGTTCATTCTTGTAGAATGTATACGAAGTTCCACTCACGCCGTTTCCAGACAGATCAGTGAATCGTCCAGTGCCGACCGGAACAGTGTTGGAGGAGGACAATGTGTTGACGAGTGTGTATGAGAAACTTTCAGTGCTTCCGGCTGTGAGCGAACTTCCATTTCCAGAAAACGTCAGGTTGGACGACGTGGTGGTGAAAAAGTTTGACGGCAATCCAGATGTCTTTGTGATGGGCAACTGGACTGCAGATGAATTAGATATCACATATGAGAAGTTCTCATACAGATACACCGGTAGTGTATACGATCCGAATGACAGATCTGGCATTATTACTTCTTAGGAACTAAAGCTTTAACTGTCTTCCGCTTCGGTTTCTTGACAGTCGTTATTTCGGTTGGAGCCTTCTTCTCCGGCGCCTGCGTGAGTTCCGCATACCGCTTCTGGGCCTCTTCCGCAGATACATCACGGTACACCATATCTAGCTTCAATCTCAAAAGGCTTGAGCTGACCTCCATACTCTTCACTGCGAACGTTTCGCGTGGCCGAATACCATACCTGCGGCTCAAAGGGTATGCGTTTCTCTTCCTCTCCGGCCTCTGCAGTTAGCTGATGTTGAACGTATAAAAAGTAGCCGAAGCCCCCTAACACGAGCACAAGTAAGATCATGTTGAATGTCCATGATGTTGCCTGTACTAATTCGTCGCGACGTTGAAGCAGACTATTCTCAATCCTTCCGATGTCAAAACTATTGATGAGATGATTCATTATTGAATTGGGCGTTGAGAAACACCAGCGTTTTCCGAACCCATGGATCTTGAATACAAGGGCACACACGAATCCGGGTTGGATAGACATACACTTGACGAAGAATGTCATTGATCTCGCGCTTTGATTTATCTTTCAAACAAACGTCTAGCACGGTTTCGCTGTATCTTAACAGATCCATTACGCTGCTGACTGTAAGCTCTGTGTATACGGGTTCTTCTTGAATGCGTCAAGGATACCGGGGTTGTTGCGCTGGACGTTGATGTCCTCCTGGAGAGGCTGGAAGTACTTGACCGAGCCCATCTGCGACGATGAAGGCGCCTGGCCACCGAACGTCATGAGAGGAGCCTCAAACCCACGCGAGTTCACCATCAGGCTCTCATCCTTGTGTGTCTGGACGTTGTAGGACTGAGGACCCGCAGCAAGAGCCGCCGTGCCACCGGAAGGGCCCGCAGGTGTCGGACGGCCCTCCACGGTGAGCTTCATGAACTCCTGGAACGGCTCTGTGAAGGACCGGATGTACGACAGATAACCACCTGCGGCAGCCTGTGCGGTTCCCTCGTATTCCACAGAGGTATCCTCGCGGTTCTGTGTCTTCATCACTTGAGACGGGTAGACTGCGGACGCAACCTGCTGGCCCATGGTCGTGTTGACGCGAGGCAGAGACCCGTCGGCTGCCTGTAACACCTGGAAGCGATCCGGGCGGTTCTTCTTGACCGGTGCCTGGATACCCATGTCCGTGATGAAGTGCGCACCAGGAGTCGGGTCGGAGGAGTATGTAAGCTTGGGCTTGTTGGCAGCACGGACCTCATCCGTCGTGCGCGGCATCGCAAACTCGCGCATGGTATCCTGCTGGTATCCGCCGGACGGCAGGTTGGTGTACCCGTCATTCACACCCGGACCCACCTGTGTCTGCTCAACTGGGAAGATGTTCTTCATTGCGAGAGATGTGACCTGGCGAGACTGCTCAAAGTCCGTCTCCACCTGCTTGCCCCATGGCAGGCCCGTTCCGGCCTCAGGCTTGAAGAAGGCGGCAGACTCCTCCTTGTGGAAGAAGGTGTTCTTGCCAGACCCAGTGTATGTGTCCAGCACACCGTCCGTTGCGCCACTGTATGTGCTCTGCGTGACATTGGCACCAAAGAAAGGAACCATATTGTTGTGACCCTCAGACGACTGAATGACAGTCAACTCATCTGTCGCGGCTGTCTCCTCGGGCGTTACGAACGTCTCCTTGGGATTCTTCTTCTGCTCCTCCCGCAGGCGTTTCTGTTCGCGTGCTATCTGAGGGGCCAGGGCATATCCAAGGGCCGCTAGACCAAGTAACAGAGCGACTTCCATCTTTGTTGTATCACCCGCGATTATTTGGATTGCGATTTACACGGTATATCCAGTTGAAGAGCAGCGGCAGAGCAGCACCTGTTGTCCGCGAAAACGAGGATGTCCGAGTGGTTAAGGAGGCAGGCTTAAGGTTTACCGTAAAGGTTCTCCGAGCGATCTGTTGGAGGAATCCGCGTGGGTTCGATCCCCACTCCTCGTAGTATTCGCATTTCGTGAAGCACTGTTTGTCTCAAACGGCTCCACGGCATGTAACTGAGGCTTGAACAACAACCATTGAAAGGGATAAGATGTTTCCTGTCCCTTGGCCACAGGAATTGTCGCGCTCTCCTGATACTTGGATCTAGAAAACTCTTTGGTCTTGGCGATCTCCATCTTAAAATGTGCCCACAAAATAATGTGGGTACTCCTCGTCGCAGCAATTGCGATCCTGTTTGGGATGTTAAAATACCGAGAAACATTCGTCGTCAAGTATGGCAATCCCATGGACGATGAAGATTTGATATCGTTTGATGTAGATGCGAAAGGCACACGTGGGTTTGGGTGGACACCCGACACATGCCCCGCAAACAAGCCTGAATTGGATGCGGGTCTTTGCTACGAGCCTTGCGATCCAGGTTATCATGGTGTAGGCCCGGTATGTTGGGCTGATTCCAAGAACGTTGGAATAGGCAGGATTCCTGATAAGAGAGGATGTGCGGAGTTGAATCAAGGATGGCAGCGCTGCCGCGATGACGGAACGAGTTTGTGGGAGGACTTCAGTTGTAGCACATACTGCGATGGCAATTGGAGTTGGTCTGACGGAGGTTTCTGTCATACGAGCTGCAATGGATGTGGATGTATTAAGAAGAATCTGTTTGATCGCCAATACTGTGCGGATGGCGGAGATGTCGTTGATGCTCTGTGCTATAACAAGTGTCCCGAAGACTTACCGAACCGTGTTCCTGCCATGCCGTATCTCTGCTTCAAGGGAACTCGCGGGTTATCTTATGGCCGCGGTGTTGGCGAGGTGCCTCCTATGTTTACTTTTAGTTAATTGGGACGCCCCATACTATGTTGAAGATATGTATCTCCAGGGGCTCCACTTGCCGTTGGGATTGGCCGATCGCTTCAATATCATAGTACCGCTTGTAAACGTCTGTTTGATACTACCTCCAGTCGAATCGACCCAAGGAACAACTGTTTCCAAATACCCATACGGTTCCATTCGAGGATTCGACGGGGCTTGGACTGCCGTTGTATTCTTAAATTCGCGGAATACACCCATACCCTTCTTGTAGTAATCGTTGGGGGACATCTCGGTGCTTCGGGTATCTGCAATAGAATCGAATGAGGCAGGTTGTCCAACCGCGCCCGCAGATCCAACCGCACCCGGAGCACCCGGAGCACCCGGAGGACCTGGCCCCCCCGGCATACCCGGAGCACCAGGGGGGCCAGGAACCGTGCTCGCAGCACCCGGAGTACCAGGCAGACCCGGAACACCCGGAGCACCCGGAACACCCGGAGCACCCGGAGCACCCGGAGCACCCGGCTCACCAGCGGGGCCAGGAACCATGCTCGGATCGCCCTTGACACCCTGGTCACCCTTGTCGCCCTTGTCGCCCTTCTCACCCTTCTCACCCATGTCGCCACGAAGGCCAAAGGGTCCTTGTAAGGATTGTGCCTTATCAGCCGCACTGGCACCAGAGATCGGCTCTACGTAGTCCGTCGCGTGCTCCTGGAATCCCTCTTGAAGTTTTCCGAGATCCTGTGTGAATTGCGACCCATATCCAAAGCCGCCTCCCATAAACTTCTCAACAGCCTTTGTTCCATACGACCACTGCTGACGAGAATACGGATCCAGTGTAAAACTCTTGAGCATATCCTTGAATCTGTTCACCATATCCTTGAACTTCTGGGTGTCTGCTCCCGGCAGAGGTCCGGGAGGCGTGAACTTGCCCTTGGGCTTGAATCCGTAGCAATTGACGCCAAACTTGAGAGACGGATCAAAGTAGCCGCCATTCACACCGGGCCGGCCACAACGAGTCCGCTTGCCGGTATCTACTTCGCCCTGAAGCTGATCCCACGTAGCCTTCTGGGTCGGGTAGAGAGCCATTCCTCCCGCAGACCAACCATATCCACACCACTCGGCTCCATTGGAAAACGCATCCATGATCTGCTCCAAGGTAGCCAACTCACCACCATACGCAGCACACACAGCAGGCGCATCGTCATACGTAAACTGTGCATCGCTGATATGGAACACCTCGCTTCCTACCTGGCCCTCGCCCGGGCCGTCCTCGCCGGCACCACCAGGCGTCGTTGCGGCACCCGCTGTCGTATCCGATGTTTTCGGAACCGGAGTTGTGCCAGTTGCGGTTTCGGCTGCCGATACAACAGACCCTACGAGTTTGTCAATGCTGACAAATCCATAGTATACCATGACCGTAATGATCAATGCGATGGTTGCCCATAGAACCATCACGGCAAGGATGGATCCGCTGGAAACCAATACAAAAATTGATAGCACAAACATGAACACGCCGACAAGGACGCCATAGAATCCAGGATCCATCAGTTGCGCCGTTGCCTCAGGTAGAACAACCTTGGCAGGCGTCGCAGCCGCAGCCGCAGCCGGGGTTGTGGTTGCTGTTGATGTCGCAGCCGCCGTTGATGCCGCAGCCGCAGCCGCAGCCGGGGTTGTGGTTGCTGTTGATGTCGCAGCCTGCGAAGTGTTACTTGATGCCGCAGCCGCAGCCGGGGTTGTGGTTGCTGTTGATGCCGCAGCGCTCATTTACTTATTCATTGATACGATAATACATCAGCAGACGCATCCTGTCATCGTGCGGCATGAAGTTTGCCGCATAGGACTGGACATGCTGGTCATCAAACCGATACCATGGTTGACCCGGAGGGAGATTGCGCCCCCAGGTGAACCAGTGACCACCGGTGAAGCAGACGACCGCAAACAGCGCATACCGAACCTTGTTGACAACCAATACCGGTGTGTAGGAGGCTGTAGTGTTGACCGACGTCTGGTGGAACATCATGACCTGAGGGAACTCGGCGAGAAGCAGTTGCTTCTTACACCCCCTCTTGCCACACTTCTCACACTTCCAGTCTGGGATGATCTGCGGCTTTACTGCTTCGGCAATCGCATCCGAGACTGTCTGCTTTCGCTGACTTGGTGCAATGGAGAACTCGTTCATCGTGTCCTTCTGCATGTCTGTGTACTCGCAATTGTCACACGAAATCTTGTTCGCAACCTTGAATCGCAAGAGCTTGTCAAGGAAGGGAATCTTGTCACATAGGAATTCAATCAGCTCGTGAGAGTCGCCGATGGACTCACCTGCCGGCATGTTGGGCGATACCTTGACACATTCATAGAGAGACTTCAGGCCCTCATCGCCCTTGCTACTAATGACTTCTCCGAGGCACACTTCAGCAACGTTGGCGCTGTCCTCCTCGTTCTCTGCGAAGCGGCGCTGTATGTCGGGGATACGGAAGACAGCCTGAAGAGCTGCGTTGATCCAACAGGATCCATTCTTATTACGAAGGCCAAAGGGAGTGGTCATTCTTACTTTTGGAAGGCTGAGAAGTTAGTCAGGAATGGAACGGGGTCCGTTTTGAAGGAGTAATTGGAAGCCGAGAATGACTGTGAAACTCGCCACGGGTCGGGAATCTTCTCCATATCTCCTGGCACACGTGACGTCGGCAAGAACTTGCTATCTTCATTGGCCCCTAAGCCTCCCGGTGTGGGTAGCCCCGATGTATCGGAATTCTTGGAAGGATCCACGACTCCCACTCCGGGTACAAGAGTAGACTTCCGCACCTCACCACCGCCTAGAAGTTCGGGATACTGATTCGTCTTGGAGCTATCCTCGCCCTTACTGAAATTACCACCGTCTCCGATTTCCGTGAAGAGAGGCCCGAAGATCTGCTTCCGACGATTACCACCGCCACCCGAGTTGGGTCCCGCAGACGTGCTGGAAGAGCCACCGGTTGTGTTGCCCGATGTAAAAGGTGATCCACTCCCACCTCCGTTCGATTCAATGGCATAACATCTATCGGGAGCTGGACCTGCTCCGGCTGTCATTGGAGACGCGGCGAAATATCCCGGACGACATAGTCTGCCACCGTTTGGCACTACTCGGTCTGTATCGGGAGCATACGAATCTGTCCCCGACGGGATGCAGTTAGGGCCCTGCATATTCATTTCCTTACCGAATACCTTGATCTGCCCGCTAGGACACGTTGGGGCAGCGGGCGGGGGCGTTCCGAAGTCGGCAACTTCACCGTAGCCGGCGGGAGGTGTAAAAGGCGCGGGGGCACTACCTTCTGGCTCTGTAACGGTATCTCCAAAATTGGGATCCCCAGTCGGTGTATTTGCTACACATTTAGGCAGGGGCATTGGCATTGTGGGATCAAAGTCGGCGGGATACACTGTGAAAAGGCTATATCCGTCTCTCTTACAGGCTGCCTTGGCTATAATTGCCGGATCGCCTCCTTGGAGCTCACGAGCGGCCTCCATCCCGTCCGCAGGCATATCAAATATATCCGTTCCAGCAGGAATACATATTTGCGCCTGTGGCGCGGTCGGATGCGGGGCTGTGAAGGCCGTAGTTTCTCCGCTAGCACATTGTATCGGTTGACGGTCACCCACGCCGCCCGCCGAGGGTATCGCCTCAGCGGGAGCCGTGGTCGGTAGCCCGGGTGACCCAGCGTCACCTGTCTCAAATTTTTCGCGACGGCCGGCGGTCAGCAGGTAGACCACTAGAAGCACGAAGGCAATCCCTACGACCAACCAAAGTGTCTTCATTATCAACTACAATACATTTTTAGAGCAATCGTCTCCTTCGCAAACGCTGTAGAACTTGGCACCTGTCCAACTTGTTGACTTATCGTCAAACGTTCCTGGTCGGCGTGGCTCCTCTTGCTGTTCTACGGGAGTATACACACCCTCTGATAGTTTTCCAAGACGGGTATCGGCCGGCTTGTATCCGGGCGTATTCGTATACTGTGGCCATGTCTCGTCAACCCCGTCCTTCGGTTCAATTGCTTTGCTTCCACCCTTGGCAGCAAATCCTTTGAGGGCACCTTCGGTCTGGAGTTGTTTCTCCTCGCGAGCCGCTCCTGTTTCGCCACGATCCACTGCGAACCCCGAGATGATGATCTGGCGCAGCGCATCCTGATTGATGGTGGACGGTTGCGACTTTAAGAACGTTTCTACGGTTGCCGCAGGAATTGAGATGGTAGAGTTTTCGTCGCGAGCCGGTTTGTAGACCGTATCGTAGAAGGACTGGATCGCTGCTACATAATCATCGTCTGATGCGCCAATCGCAATCTGGGCATCAATCTTGCTTCTCCACGCGGCATCCTCTAGAGAAGGGCGTTTGCCCGGTCCGGGGACATCGACATAGTGTTCGCGGCTTCCCGTCAGGAGAAGCAGCAAGGCTATTAAAACCAGAATCCAAAAGAACCCCATTATTATTGGATGCTACAAGATTCAACCGGTGAAGGGTTCTGCCATTTCGGTTGCGGCTTCTTCGCACGCAGGTCTTCGCGATTCTTCTCGGCCATGTCTAGATCGTAATCTCCGCGAGCAATGGCTGCCTCAGATGACTGGACACCTTCCCACGTTCCCGACATGGCGGAGTACTTGGACTGTTTCGCGGGGTCGCGTGGCGCAAACTCCATAAATCCGGTGGGAGTTGTATTTCCGCCTGGCTTGGACTGCGGTTGATATCGCCTGTCAACTCCTGCGCAATACCGTCCCTGATCTTCAAGAGACTTGACATACTGGTCGTAATCCTCCAATGTCTGGAACTTGCGAGATTCGCCAGTCTTGGATGCTCGGCCCACCCACGATTGATCTAGATTTTGTTCTAGGCTCGTGATACACGCCATTTTCTAGGTATCCATATAAATGTCTAGCCGCCGCCGCGCAAGCCGCGCAAGCAAGAAACGGCCTACAGTTGTCTTCTTCTATATGATCGGCTGCCCTCATTGTGAGGTCACACGGCCGGCATGGAATGATGCCAAGAAGAAGATGAAGGGTGCGAAAATTGAAGAGAAGGAGTCCAAGGACGTTACGGCAAGCGACAACGTGTCAAGCTTCCCTACAATCGTGATGAAGGAGGATGGAAAGGAGGTCAAACGAATTGACGGATCTCGCACGGATGCCGACGCAATCGTGTCGGAATTAGGCGTTAACGGGCGCAGTTCCGGCGGGCGCAGAACCTACCGAAGGAGTCGGAAGCTCAGACATCGTACCCTTCGCAACTACAAAGCCTTCGCTTAGCAGCTTCTGGTTGCTGTGCTGGGCATTCTTGCCGAGAAACTTGAGGAAGCCAGCATGATCGTCTGCGGGCACCGAGTAGAAGTTGCGCTGAGACTGGACCATCTCAAAGACATCCGTCGTGTCCATGTAAATATTGGAGGTCTGCGCAAAGGCCTCGTTGACCTGATCACGCACAGCCTTGCCGGTGATCACTGCGGCCGGCGGACGATCGGGGTTGTCCAGGATATCCGTCAGCTGAGGATTCATGAAGGGGTTGTCGGCTGTGGGCAGTGACACATCGTCTCCCTGATACCCCGTCGCAACGGGACCGGAGACGAATGACTCGCTCATGATCTTGCGGGCCTGAGGGAACCAGGTATTGAGGAGAATCGTCGCAAGCATCACTGCGGGGACGATGAGAAGATACCACGCATCGCGCGACGTCACAAACAGCAGCGCCGACAGGTATACTGAAAAGCGCACGACTGCGTTCAATGATGCGCGGACACTCATGTTCGCCTGTGGCACAAACATGTACCATGTGTCCGAACGAAATAACACGCTCGGTTCTGCATACCAGAATTGTTCACTCATCTCTTACTTCTTGCCAGCGCTTTTTTGTTGCTGCTTCTTCTGTAGCCGAGCCAACATACGTGCGCGACGAGCATCGGGATGGTTGGAGAGAATCTCCTGTGAAGTGTTGCCCGTTGTGGGGTGTGCGTTGGGTCCCAGCAGCGCCTCGTTGAGATACTTGCCAAACGAAGACTGGAACTTGGCGCGAATTCGCTCAATATCGCGACGAAGATCGGCCGGGTTGATCTTTCCTGTCTTAACCTTCTCCTCAAGCACCATCTTGGCCCTGTCCATCAGCTCCATAAGCACCGGGCTCGCCTGAGGATTGCGCATCATCTCCATGAGCTTCTCGGGGTCCTCCAGATCCAGATCTGCCAACGAGATAGACTGCATGACATCGCCGACAACAGACACGAGACGCGTGCTCATGATAAGCTCCAACATATCGGAGATGGAAGACTGCGTGTCCTCATCTTCAAGGATCTTCATAGCCTCGTCGGCCTGCGTGGAGTTGCCAGGCATGACGCCCTTGACAGCCTCCAGAATCTTGCCAAACTTCTCCTTCGGGTTGCCGTGAAGAAGGGAGTATACAAATGCCATGTGAAGCTTGCTCCAGTTCTCATCTGTTCCCACCCACTCAACTTTGAGGCCTGGGAATAGCTCAATCTCTGCGAGCAGAGTGTTATCACGCTGGATCACACGGAGCAGGTGCGGTAGTAGCACCTTCTCAATGTGTTCAAATTGTTCCTCGCGGGCCTTTAGCCCCGGATGTTTCTCGCTAAAGAGTCCGACGAGAGTACGTAGGTGTTCCATTTAATGTCTTGTTGGCATATTGTCTAAGCCCGATTTCCACCGCGGCTCTCAAACTCCTTGCGCTGCGCCTCCGTGAGGCATACGCAACCGCGATCGCTGGTGAAGGGGCTCGGGCAGCAATCTGCGCTGATCTTGTTGTTCTCAAACTGGAAGAGCTCCTGGTCATTCGCCATGTCATACGGCTTCTCGGAGATGGGCTTTGGCTCTGACCCAAGAAGGGGCGATGTGCCATTGTATCCCGACGGGACACCGCCGCCCTCAACGGACTGCATATCAAGGGGCATACCGACCTCGCGCTGGGCAAAGTGCTCCTCAGACGACTGCGCAGGAGGAACCCGCATACTTAGAAAGAATCCCGCAAGAAGCGCCGCAAGGAAGAAGATTATCACGACAACAGTTCGCTGCATTGTCTCTTCGGACGGAAAAAAGCAAAACGGATCCGTTGGGGGCATCATAGCTGATGTCTAATCGCTATCATGGACTATAGCAATCTCCCACTCACAGAACTGAAGAAGCTCGCCAAGGGGCGTCGTATCAAGATGTATTACACCAAGAGCATTCGTGAATTACGATGGATCTTGGCGCAGACGGACTTGCCTATGAAGTATAAGGTTGAGAAGTTCACTATTAAGGAGCTTCGCGATCAAGCAAAGGAGAAGAATATTCGTGGATTCTGGAACCTTAGCCGAGGCGAGCTCCTAGCGCTACTCTATCCGAATTATGGTGCGGGCCCGGAGGAGAACGATAAGTATAATCACAATCCCAATGAACATGGAAGCCCAAAGTCCAACAATAGCAATCAAGTACGGGTATAACGCATCAAGCACATACCGAAGTATCGGTGAGACGAGTTTCTCATGAAGGGCGTCCTGGACTTCAGGAGTTTTTATACGGCTCATTGCGTCAGACACAAATGATTCCAGTAGTTTACTCATCCGAAATTTGTCTGTTAACACATATAAACATGAAGCTGAACCAGACGAAACTGATTCGCCTAGGCGTCATCCTGGCAGGTGTTGCCGTCCTCTACGTTCTTTTCACTTCCTATTCCGGCTCCAAGATGGCCGTGCTGGATAAGGCCGAGGAGCTTGGTGGCACGGGCAGCATGGCCCCCCAGACGGACAGCGGCCCCTACATGAGCATGCCCCACGGTGTCGCCGGCAATGCCGCGTCCGCCCAGGGTATGCAGGGTCGCACGCCCTCGTCCCAGCAGACCTACCAGGAGTCTACCCTGGCGTCGTCCGACCTCCTCCCCAACGGCAAGATCGGTGCCGACTGGGCCGCCGTCAACCCTGTGGGCGCTGATGACCTGAAGGGCCAGAACTTCCTCCAGGCCGGTTACCACTCCAACATCAACGTCGTGGGTATCGCCCAGACCAACAGGAATGCGAGCTACGACATCCGCTCGGAGCAGCCCAACCCCCAGTCCAAGGTCGGTCCCTTCCTGAACACGACCATTGACCCTGACCCATTCAAGAACTCCCGCGCGCTGGAGGGTCTGTCTGCCTAAACACAAACTTGTATACTAAATAATGTTTCCAATCGCAGCAGCAGCCGGTTTGGCGGTTGCCGCGTACACCCTCACTCAGGGTCCACGTAACACACTTCGTTTGAAGGGCCCGGACGGCCAACACTACGAAATGCAAAATCTACCCGCAAAGGAAGCTGCGGTGAAACTCATGTCCGAGATCCGTGGCGCTCTTGTCAAACTCCATGAACACTACAAGGAAACTCCGGGACTCTCGCAGGATCCTCCGGTTGGTCGCTTCATCGCTCGCTTCACACCTGACGTATTTGTGGAGAACGATATGGACTCCAAGGACACATCTTACTCCGAGAACAAGGGACAGAAGATAGTTGTCTGTCTGCGCGACAAGACCAATGCGCCTAAGTATCCCTTGATTGAGAAGAATACGGTCATGTTTGTGATGCTTCACGAGATGGCCCATCTGATGACGGAGACCATTGGACACACTCAGGAATTCTGGACCAACTTCAAGAGAATCCTAGGAGACGCAGTTCAGCTTGGGTTGTATACGCCGGTCAACTATGCCCAGCAACCAACTCCTTACTGCGGCATGACCATAACGGACTCACCTATCTAAAACGGATTCATGGCGGCCAGACTGTATAGACCTCCCCCCCCCCAAAGTATAAAATGACAATCCCCCGACGCCACATTGAGACAAACGTTGAGTTCCACCGCCGAGTGTGGACCGACGCCGAACACTGGTGCCCTGAGGCTTGCGAGAGTGACATCCCCATAGCCGGGGACTTACGAGATGTGTGGGAACTGTACAAGTCCATCTGTGAAATGCCCGACGAAGACTTGAGGGGCATGTATTCTGATTTGATGGTGGACCTTATTGATCATCGCATCCCCGAGGATCTCGCGACCGGCACTTGGGTTAGCCTTGCTAGCCTTGAACTTGACCGCCGATCTAAAACGGATTGACGGATCCCAACTGCTACGGTCTCACTCAGACAAAATGACAACTCTCTCACTTCCCCGCGACGACGGCACCTGCTTCGACTTCCCGCTCTTTCGAAAGGAAGACGAGACGAACGATGCATTTCTTTACCGTATCTTCGGGTATGCCGATGTATGGTGCCCCCTTGTGAACGAAGCACAGATCCCTGCGAGTGGGTATGTGCGAGATGTTTGGACCAACTACATCGGAATTCGCTTGATGTCCTACGATGAACTATACGACACTCTTCGTGATGTGGCAGGATCTCGCATGCTTCTATCACAAGAGATAGACGGAATGTTCTATCGCACATCGGTGTCACTCCTTCGGTTAGAGGCGAGACGCCGGGAAGAAACTTCCAAGTAACAGTTAATGAAGACCGTGCCCATCTCGGGGACGTTACAATCTGTCACCTTCTTTGAAGATGATACGGTTGAGACTGTCCGCCAACTAACTGCGCTAGCCGCAGGATCTCACCCTGATCGCCTTTTCATTGAGGTCAAGGCAAACCTACCCAAAGAGTACTATGCTACAAATCCAGTTCACTGGACCAACCTTTTTTTACGTCTTTCGTTGGATGGCCAGTCCATCTCTTCCAAGCGGTTCAAGACATTCCTCAATGAGACTCGCATGGGAACCGGTGTCACCGAACGGACAGTGACACGGGATGAGTGGGAGAACCGCGAGGAGTTTCTCAAGCCAATCTATGATCCCGAAACAGACTTTGAAGAGTGGCGCATTCTAGGCGTGGATGAGGTTCATTCGTTTGTCATGGCGGTTCCTCCCAAGGATATCCCAGGTCTCCAAGCAGCATCCCGACCGATCCCCCAGACGCAGAGTTTGTATGAGACACTGCACCCATACGACATCTCTGAGATTCGCACAACAGTGCTGCCTCCTGCCGCATCGGCAAATGTAAAACTGAATTACTATCCCCGACTGAAAGCCGACACGCCGTCCACCATTGAGAACCTGCGCGCTTCGCTGGAGGGCCAGCAGCGGCAATTGAAGGCACTCATGGATCTGGATACACCTAAGCATCAATCCGTATCTATTGTGAGGGCAAAATGGTATATCCCTCTGGTCTCTACAAAGTTTACCGCTCCTCGCAATCGGTTTGAGCAGATCTTCTACGGATTGACTGTTTCACCTGAGACGCCATACATTGGATACTTTACAGCAAAGACCGAGACCACTCGTCACAAGTTCTATGTCCCAAATCCAAAAGACAAGAAGCCGTTGCTGGATGTGTCCATGTGGAAGGGATGGACAAACAACACACAGCCGCAGCGTCGGTTGCCAACTTTGTTGTTGTATCGTGGAACATCCCGCACGTCTTTTGACCGTATCGCCATCACTGATCGCGACATCACTGTGGATGTGCGTCGGGAGCGCGGCAACACGGAGACGATGGAGGAACTCAAGGCCAAGGCGCTGGAGTGGCTTCAGACGTTTGATGGACTCGTCTCGTTTCTTGCGATGACAGATGTGGATTTGCCCCGATGGGAGCTGTCGGATCTCTCTGTTCTCGCAACGTATGCGAAGGATATCCGCGAGTTTGATATGCATCGCTTCCCATGCCTTCAGACTGTGTTTGGATACCAGAACGAGGTATTTCGTCTCTTGCGAGCAGAACACACATCTGATGACATCTCTCCACGAGAGTTACAGGCTCTTCAGATTCTCAACCAGGAGGATGCCGTACAGACAGCCGACTATCTTGCCGAGCAGATGCGTATTCCCGAGGGCGAGGCCGCCGAGCTTCTGACCACTGTGATTGCGCGGTCAGAGGAACTCAACTTGGAGAAGTCGTTGCGTGCGTATCCTACCATCAAGTTCTCCAACAAGGAAGTGATTGTCAAGTTTGTCACCAATCTGGAACGCACGCTTCAATATGCGGATATTCTGCGGCACGTCTTGACATCTGAGGCCTCTGCAGTGGATGCGATTTGCCCTCGCCGCATGGAGAAGGTTGTGCCGAAGATCGCAGTTCCTCAGCAGGAGATTCAGGTGGAGACGGAGTTCGGAGCAGATGACGATTTCAATGCTCTCCTTGGGTTTGACGCAGAAGCCCCCGTAGAAGCATCCGTTGAGGTAGCTGCGCCGAAGAGCAATAAGGTGAAGGTGAACGCCAAGACGACGGGAACCTATAATTACTTCAACGGCCGGCTTCAGCAGTTTGATGCTGCGACATTTGACAAGTCTGTGTATCCGGGCAAGTGTGACAAACCAAAGCAGGCCGTTGTGTTGACTGCGGATGACAAGGCTCGGTTGGGGCCCGACTATGACTTTGAGGGCGTTGGGGAGAAGGAGAAGATAGAACTTACTGATCCCGACGGAACCGTGGTCTGCCCGCCTTATTGGTGTATGCGCGACGAAGTGCCGCTGCGAGAGGATCAACTTGTGGCTGGTGACGATGGGTTACCACACTGCCCGATCTGTGATGGTAAGGTGCGCGATTCAGACAATCTGGACACCGTAGAGTTCTCCGTCATCAAGCGCGATGCACTCGCAAAGTATCCAGGGTTTATCAAGGCAGAATCCAGTATCAACAAGCGGAAGATCCCTTGTTGTTTCCAGAAAAAACGACCGGATTCGGAAGTAATGTCTCCCAAGGAAGAGGGGACATATGTGTTGGACGCGTCAAGCGCAAGCATTCCGGGACTTCGGTTTGCTTATCTAACGAATGACTTGGCCGAGCGATTGTCCATCACGACCGAGTACGCCGAGACGGTGAAGAAGGGTCGTGTGGGATCAGGCGAGGCAGACATGTTCCGTGTAGGTCTCGGCCGGCCCTCAAAGACACTCCCAGTGCTGCTGAACGACAAGACGCCTATCCTCCGTCCGCGGGAGGCCAAGGAGAACGTTATGCAGTGTTCATTCTTCCGGACATGGAAGACTCGTGGTCCTGGCGAAACGCAGATTGATCGCATCATCTCTTCCATTGATTATGCCTTTCAGCACGGCGAACTTGGTGTGCTTGAAGAGTTGGAGTATGTAACTTCTTTTCTCAAATGCGAGGTGATTCGCATTAACACGGAGACAGCGCAGGTGGAGTGTGGTTTCTGGTCAGAGTCTGTAGGTGGTTCCAGTCGCACCATCGCGATGATTGGTAACTCCATTCTAGCACAGGTGTCTCGTGTGAGGGAGAAGAAGGGCTTCAAGACAGAGTTCACCACAGATATGCGGAAGCCTGCTTTCCGAGCAGTGTTGCCCATTCTGCGGGAACGCCACACGCGGGCATGTTCGGTCAACGTGCCTGTTCTGGCCGACGCGATAGCAGAGTTACAGGCCAAGGGCAAACCAAAGTATGAGGTGATTCTTGATCCATTCAACCGAATTCAGGCGGTGTTCATTCCAAAGGAGATTCTGCTTCCTATTCAGCCTGCGAATGTGAAGCCCGACGAGGGTGTTCCGGTGCGTGACGGATATCACAGTATCTCCAACAAAGAACTGCCGCGAGGCGCAACAGCACGGGCATTCCTAGCAGGAACGAAACACGAGAAGTTTAAGGTTCAGTCGGAGTTGCGTGATCTCACCGGCAACATTGTGGAGTTGGAGTTGACGTCTGGGTTCCGAGTGCCCATTCGGCCGGAAGTGACAGAAACACCGGGTGACGCAGAGGAAGTATTGGAGACTGTGCGGCATGTGCCCGAATCTGAACTTGTGGATGGCGAGCCCAACGCAGAGGATCTTCGCCTAGCTCAGGAGATTTCCTATTCAACGGAGATCTACGAGTTTTTGATGTACTCTCTTTCCAAGGACATTCAGACAGAGGAATACGGCAACCTATTGGCGATGATTACGAATAAGAACCCGAACGTGTATAAGGCATTGACGAAGTGGTTCAAGGCAGAGGCGTACGAAGACAGCACCAAGTCCCCGATTGAGTTCGTAAACAAGGTCCGGACGCCATGTGGTCAGTTTACGGTAAAGGACGCTTGTAACAAGTCGTCTCTCTGCGGGTGGCACAAGAAATCCTGTAAGATCCGCGTCAAGCCTATCGTGGAAAAAGATGCCGTCCTGAAGCGGATCGCGAAGACGTTGCGCGATAACGACAAGCAGCGTGCGTTGGTGTTAGATGGACGATTGTCTCCATTCTTCTCCACGATTCTGTATCTGGAAATGCCTCATGAGTTGATTACGACGGTGATCTAACGACCAGTCCAGATCTTGATTATTGGTAAATGGCGATAAGCTTCCTTTTGATCAATCGTTATACCCCAAGGGCAATACCGATGTATATCTCCGAGCAATGCGTCTGATCTGTGGTTTCTTTGTAGTATACACGCAATCACTCGCTCAAACAAACTTCTGCCGACCCGAGTCGTTATAGGATCAATCAACCGGGCTATATCGTATCGGGCATCCACAAAAGCGAGATACTCGTGCGTGATGATTGACATCCCTCCAAAGCATCCTTTCCACGCGTCCTTTTGATCATAGAACTCTATCAACTCGTCGCTGTTTTTCAACACACGAAGCATCGGCTTCTCTTCGTCTGGACAATCCCAATGATGTTCAAAACTCCATAGGATCTTGTACTTGTCAACGTTCCCATCTATGGGTGAGTTGAGAAAAGCCGAATCATGGAGGATACATGCAGTGTCAAATGGCTTGTGTTTCAGAAAATAGTAATACGGCAAAAGTTCTCCTCGCTGCGGAAATTCGCTCCTCAACACGGTCACATTGTGCATAAGATTCTCATCTTCTTCGCGAATGAAAGATTGGTCAGAGTTATCGTCTATAATCAAAATAGGATTGTCTCGGTAGAACTTGCGAATACTTGCGTATGCGATCTTCCAGTATGTGTTTGTGACTTCGCTTGTCACGTGGCGGAGGATGATAAATCCGAGTGACCCCATTACATACTCGCAGAGCGAATCAAACCAAAAAAATAACAATCAACTCGGAGATCCGAAGTGATTGTTATTGTATTCTGTTTTTTATGGTTTTTTAGTAGAACACTTTACGCGACGATGGGCTTCACGAAGTGGACCTTCAGGAATCGCTGGAGGTTGAGGTAGGTGACCTCCGTCTTGTCGTCCACGCGCAGCAGCTTGGCCAGCGCAGCGTTGGGAAGAATCCGGCGCTTGAAGGAGGGATCAAAGCAGCTGTGGGACTTGACGTAGTCGGAGATAAACTTGGTGACCTCGGTCTGGGATCGCTTGGAACCGGCTGCGACTCCCATGAACTTGCAGAGCTCCTCGGTAAGGGGCTTCTGCTTAAGAAAAGCATTGTTCGCACGGCGAGCCTCCCAGACAGCGCGCGCCTCGGGGGAGAGCGTCGCGGGGTCAACCTTCCGCTTCTTCTTGGAGTCGCGAGCCTCCTTCTTGGCTGCCTTGGCCGCCTCCTGGACACCCTTGACCGCATCGCGCACGCGGGTCGTGAACTCCGTGGAGAGCGCCTTGAGCTGCTCCGTCAGCGTCGCGAGGAGAGCATCGGAGCTCGCAGCGGGCGCAGCGGCCGTCGTCGTCGCAACCGTGGGCACAACGATCTCGGCCTTGGAGACCGACACCTTCTCAACCTTGGCCTTGGGGGCCTTGGCCGCCTTCACAGCGGGGGTGGCGACAGCGGGCGCAGCGGCCACGGGCTCGGCCGTCTTCTTCGTAGAGGTCTTCTTGTCAGCGGGCATCTTGTTTGTCTTGGGGACAGAAGGAGTAGAGGACATTTTTAACGCGGTTGATATACTTCTTACCAACCGCGGTCATGTAAATACCTTACACGGGAGCCGCGGGGGTAGGGTATGTTCAAGTTTATATATATCTTCCCCCTCCAGGCGATGCTTACCCATTTCACCCTCTCGGCGACCACTTCCTTCTATCCGCGTTTCACATTGACAGAAAAATGTGAGTGGCTGGCCTGGACGAACACTGTGATTTTCCAGACAAGCTTTACGATCGCAAACTTGTATGGCACCAACCCATTCGTGCTGGGACAATACTTCACGATCTATGTTATCAATGACACCCTCCACCTTCTCCTCTACAATCGCGACCCGCTCATGTACATCCACCACGTGCTCTCGTTCATACTTGCGGTCTCTCAACGATGGATGTCGTACGACAACGCCTATGCAATGACCCAATCGGGTGCATTCTTGGAAGCATCAAACATATTGCTTGGAACGACGTGGCTTCTCAACAAGGCTGGATACGGAAAAACACTTGCGGCGAAGATCCTCGGTGCCATATCCTTCTTGGTATACGCAACACTTCGGAACGTGATGTTCCCCAGGTATATCATATACTTCGCCCCCAAAGAGGTTGGCACTGTGATGTTCATGTTGTTCATGCCCCTGAACCTCTACTGGACTTGGAAGATTGCCCGATTCATTCGTCGGACAAATCTGGGTTCAACACCGATACAGAGCAGACAAAACAGAGAAGGCCATCGCATAGGGATCCTTGTGGAGAAACAGCAACCATTTCAGAGTATAAACCGAATGTAAAATGTATTGGTTTGGTGGCATATGACGAGCTGCCTCACCGGCCCGGGCACATAAGCGTATTGCCTTTTCACGGAAAGGATCGCTCGGCCGAAAAACAGTTTCAATATCACGACCGAGCAGCAGAAACGCTGTCGTGTACTCGGCCTTTCTAAATTCCATAAAGGCATCGGGTCTAACATCAACGAACCCATTGTCGGCAAAGAGTTGGCAAATCGTAACAAGCCGTCCACAAAGACGTTGTTCGTAGACAGCGCTTTCTTCGGGTTGTGGTTCGCGATGTCTTCCACGGAACCCCCACAACGCCCGAAGTCTCTTTCGGGTATCGGCGTCCAGCGGCTGCTTGGTATACGGATTTGTTATCTGGAGCGCCTGAGTGGACCATGCCCAGATAGACGAAAATGAAAACCACCAAACTTTGCCATTCTCTTCAAACGCAAAGTAGTCCATAGGATGTTGCCTCTCCTTCTCGTTTCCACTTACAAGTTCTTCATCGTTCACAAGGTTCTTCCGTGACAAGACGCCCGGACCTGCCAATCCCAATCGCTTGCGAACAATCCATCCACGGACACATGCTTGAATTTTGGGAAGACCGACGGCCCGGGTATTGTTTACGGCGACCCATAGAAGGGGAGTTCGCATTCTCGCGTGACGACCACATAGAGTATGTGATCTCATCGCCTGCGCCGGACAGGGATCCGACGACCCCTTTCGCTTCACAGCAGCACATTGCATTCTATTGTCTTGTAGTGGCACTTGAAAACTGAAAACATGCGGTCAAAACGGATTCGCGTTCCAGCAGACCATGAGTAGCACAATCCCACAATCGTTCAATATGGCCACTAATGCAATTATCTCTTCTTCCAACTTGGACATCAGCAAGATCTCGTTCGGCGACATCCGTCTCAATAAGGCGGGAGGCAAGTCAGTTCCTATCAAGTACAATGGTCAGTCTCTTCAGATCCGACTTGAGAAGGCAATGTATCCGATGGGTGTGAACGTTCGGGAGTCAGAGAACGGCACCAACTACACGATGAGCCTGACGCTGAAGGGCTGTGATCCGTATGCCAAGGAGAAGGCTGGCCCTGAGGCTGGCTCCCTGGGCACTCTCTACAACTTCCTAGGCGATCTTCAGAACAAGCTTCTGGACACGGCCGAGACGAGCAGTGTCAAGTGGTTCGGCAAGGCTCGCACGCGACCTGTGCTTGAGGACACGATGAAGCAGTTCATCAGTCCCAGCGTTGAGAAGGTCGGTGGCGAGTGGGTTCCGTCTGGCAAGTATCCTCCCAGCCTGCGCATGAAGGTTCCTGTGTACGATGGCCGCGTCGCAATGGATGTGACTGACAGCGCTGGCAAGGCTGTCGCAGTGGACACGGACAACATCGCGAACGTCTTCCCGAAGCGTGTGGAGGCAAGCATCGTGGTCAGTCCCGGCATCTACGTGTCGGGTCAGGGCTGGGGTGTTACGTGGCGTGTGAGCTATGCTCGCGTCACGCCTCCTACACGCACGACGGCAGCCGATGTCTTCAAGGACGAGATTGAGCAGGAGCTCAAGGCTGGTCCTGCGGCGACTCAGCAGGTGACGGACTATGATCAGCAGGATGAGACTCCCGAGGAGGAGGAGGTGTCTGTTCCGTTTGTGGAGACGCCGACTGCGCCGACGCCTGCGCCGGTTCCTGCGAAGACCAATCGCCGCCGTGTGGCTGTGGCGTAAGCAGTGACCAAACGCGAGACGAAGTAGAACAAGAAAAAACGACGAGATCATCGTCAACAAAAAACACTTTTTCCTTTACCGGAAAGTCAAGCGGTGTTGCGATCGTCACACATCCTCGCTTGGCTTCCAGAGACTTGCGACCACACTCTTGACATGTATGAACCACAGGCATATCGGCCAGCATGCTAGGAGTCACAATACGGACAGGACCGTTCAGACATTGCTCTAGGACCTTGTGAGGCGTTGACCACTGCTCATTTATGAACCGATCAAACACATGGCGTGGTAGGTGGGACCACAGATCGTTTGTTTCCTCCCATCCGTCCTCCTGGAGGAAGGTTCCGAACTCGGTGTCGTGAAACCAAAGAATATGAAATCTGGCATGGTCCTTCAGATCGTGCTCTACACATCCAACCCTCTCCAGGTTATCGTCATACAACCAATGCACATTTGCGTGCGTGTATCGTGGATCACGTGTTCCCCGATATACTTCGCGTCCGTCCATGTCCCAGGTGTCCGCCATGGCATCTAGGTCATTCTCCGTGATACCGGATCCAACATCCTTGTACACGAACCCAGGCTTGATTTTTGATAGCATTGTTGTTCAACGAGGTTATGCGAATGAGACCGAAACGCGCACATCATGGCGACATACCGTCTTGGTGGCAGAACGTGAGAGCTCGTGGCGCTTCTTGCGTGTTCCATCGGCTGTCTGGATCACAGTAGAACACTCGTCCATGTCCTTCTGGATATCGTCAAAGTTTGCCTCTAGGTAATCCAGCACATCATCCTGGATGGCCCACTCAAAGAAACTGAGCTGACCAACGGTGGTGTTCATCTCCATGAACTGGATCCGCTTCCATCGGCAGAAGGGATCAAACATCTTTTTGCTGTATGCCTTGAGGTGTGACTTGTAGGCAAGATACACAATGACGTGGCGACCCGACTTGGTCATGTAGGAAATATTGTGCTTCTTCGCATAGTTGGTCACGAGCCAATCAATCAGACGTAGACTGACACGAGACTCTCCGGTAATGATCTGCTTGACCCTCTCCAAAGTGGTTTGATTGCCATAGAATGTTGAGAGTCTGTGAAGCACGAGCTGCTCTTTGCTTTGAATCTCCATGGTAAGTTTGCGTTCGCTCATTGAAAATGGGTTAGATGTTGTTTTATAAGACTAGGAAATGGAACCTATCATATTCACTGACGAAGCCATGAAGGCGCACATTGCGGCAGGGCTCAAACAGATGGAAGACGAGCGAATCAAAGTTGGATTAGAACTGTATACTGGCGAAGTTGGCGCATTCTATTCAAGCGATACGGGTGCCGAATTGAGTGCGTTAGACAACCATGAGGAGGAGTTCAAGGAGATGATTAATGACATGTTTGAGAAACTTCCGGCGGAGAAGAAGCTTCTGGAGGGTACCATAGTTCCAGAGTATAATCCTATTATTCAAAACGGGTTTTCAAATGGCGAGCCAACAATAGACCAATGGAAGAGCGTCTCACCGAGTGGTTGCTTGACAACCGGCCCTATACTCACCTCTCTAGACGGATCAAGCAATTCTGCTTGTATTGCCATGCCCTTAGTCCCGAGCTGCCCTATGGAGTCATCCGACGAGCAGTCTGTCCAATCGTCGGGCGACTCATGCTCGGAGAACTTGGACGACTGTGGCAACGGGACCGGTGTTACGAACGAGTCCTCCGAATGTACGGTGCCAATGATCAGCGAACAGACGGATGGCACGCAAAACGAGGTGAAATGGTCACCGCCTCTGAAGTCTATGGTGTCTTCGGATCCGACTCTGCCCGGCGAGAGGTTATGATGCGAAAGTTAGAACCGCGTCCTCCTGGCGAAGGGCCAGGGATCCCTGCACTGCTGTGGGGCACGCGATTTGAGCCAGTTGCCAAAAAGATCTACGAGGAACGGACCAAGTGTACTATTACGGACGTGTCGTGTGTCCAGCATCCTATCCACAAGTTTCTAGGAGCATCACCGGACGGACTGATTGTATGCGAGGACCCGAAGCGATACGGCCGATTGGTAGAGTTCAAGTGTCCGATTAGTCGAATTGAGAAGCCAGAGATTCCTCCCGGATACGTGCACCAAATGCAGATGCAAATGGAATGTACGGGGATTGATGAGTGTGAGTATGTTGAGTTCCGATTCAAGCAGGTCAACTACTCGGAGTGGACAAAGACGGACAAGCCCAAGGGAGCCTTTACGGTCTACGAGAGTGGCAAGGTGGTTTACGACGTTGAGATCTACGAAGATGACACGCAGGTGATCTACTGGATTCTCAACGGTATCAAGGAGGACTTTGTGCCGAAGGATCCGAACTGGTTGCCGAACCATCTGGAGGGCCTGCGGTCGTTCTGGAATGAAGTTCTGGAACATCGCAAGAATGGCACGAAGCCAGAGGAGAAGAAGGTGGCTGTAATTAGCATGGACATATAGATTTAAACGGTACATTCTATACGTGATCATGACGGTGACATTTGTATCTGCGTTCGTTGATCTACAAGAGGACAGATCAACAGAGAAATCCATAGAACGGTATCTCGCACTCCTCGAAACACTTACAAACGCAAACGTGCGTCTCCACGTCTTTGCAAGTCCCGATTATGCAAAGAAGATTCACGTGAAGAACGGAATAGTTGAGCCGATTGAGCTTTCGTCTCTGAAGGCATTTGTCGATGCTCCACAAGATGTGCCCAATACTCGGACCACTACGAAGGACACTCGAAACTATCTAATTCTCATGAACTCCAAAGTGGAGCTTGTCAAGCGAGCTATTGATTCCGGCAAACATTCCTCTACGCATTATGCGTGGATAGATGCTGGTATCTGCCACGTATTCAGCAATCCTTCCAGGACACTTGGCTACCTCTCTCTGATGGATCATTATGATATTCCGAATTCGTGTATGTTTGTGCCCGGGTGTGCCGATGTCGGCCACGCCAGTTTCGACATTATTGACTGGCGCTTCTGTGGTGGATTTTTCCTTGGAGATACGGCATCCATCCAGACCTTCTACGAGTTTTACGAACGATTCTATGCGTCTCTTCCAAAATTGACATGGGAAGTAAACGTGTGGTCGTTCTTCGAGACGAATGGATGGAACCCGTCGTGGTATTCTGCGGATCACGACGACAGTATTGTGTACATTCCGGTTGAGCGCACGCTTCTGCGCATTCCAAAGAACCCGGGCGTTCATTGGTATGGAGACCTTAGTAAGTGTTACGAGGGAGGCGCAATTGAATCCTATTTGAAGGAGTCGGTAGAGAGACAGTCCGCATATAAACAGATCCTCTTTGCACAATCCGATGGACTTGATGGGCCAAGATATGACGAACTGAAGGCTATTGCGCCCAACGCGATTATACCTGCTCTTTGTACGCGCGACCTTAACGCACCCGACATCCTCCTTCTTCCACTTGATGACGACAGCTTTCGACATGGTGTACTTGGCGCGATGCCTTCCCATACGATGGTTCCGTGGGACACGCGGCTGCCTATTGCGTTCTGGAGGGGAGGAACAAGTGGATATGATCGGATGACCATCCGTCGGAAGGTCGTTACGAAACTCATCTCCAACTCATCCTGCGATGTACGCTTCACACGTGGCGTCTCTGCCGCTTCCGATGCTGCTGTTCCGGACGAATACTTCGCACCGCATCGTGTGGCCATAGAACAACACTTCGCATACAAGTATATTTTGATTGTGGACGGAAACGTTATCGCGTCGTCTCACCAGTGGGTCTTTGGTTCCGGATCCGTGCCAATTATGGTAACACATCCGGGCAACGGGTATTGGTTTCAAAAGTATCTGGAGCCGATGAAGAATTATGTGCCCGTCTCATACGATCTGAGCGACTTGGACGAAAAAATTGAATGGCTTGTCGCCCACGATGTGGAGGCCCGAGAAATAGCAGACAATGCGCTTCGGTTAGCGAGGACCGTTCTTTCGTCCGAATTCCAGAAGAAGTATATTGATCGCGAGGTCCAGCGGATTGTCAAAAGAAACCCGACGATCGGTGTTGCGATTCCGTGTTACAAACCACACATTCCCAATCTAAAGGCATGCCTCGATTCGATTGAGGCACAGACCACCAAGCCAGATGACGTAGTGATTGTATGTAGTTCGACTGAGCCAACCGATATACCTTCGGATTGGAAGTACAGCTTTCCTCTCCAGATCATCACGCGATCCGACAGACGAAACGCGGCCCAGAATCGCAATGAAGCCGCCTCTCATCTGAGGACCGAGTATGTGTCGTTTTTTGATGCGGACGATATCATGTATCCAACCCGGATTGAGAGATTGAAAACATGCGATGTAGACATTCTTCTACACGCCTTCACAGAAACAGACATGGTGGAAGATACGAATGCTACCTATATTCGCAACGTGTTGTTCCGCGCGCCATCGGGGTGTGCGGATTGCACGCATATGTATGGTGCGAAAATCCACCATGCACACGTAACATGTCGCAGGTCTATTCTTGAGTCTGTGAAATTTCGTGAAGAGCGCGAATATGAACCGCCGAGAGGAGGAGAAGACGCTTTGTTTTGCGGTGATGTCCTAGCTATGAAAAACATCACCAGCGTATACATCCCAGAGCCATTGTCCCATTACATGAGGCAGGGATACACCATTACCCAGTAACAGAATACTTGATAAAATGAAACTGTTTGGAATGGGATCCAGGATAGTTGTATTCACACCATCCAAATAAGAACAACCCGGTGTCCAGTTTCATGGGCAACGGCTGCCACACGCGAAGTTTGAATGTGAAGATCAAGTTCATAATAGCCATTTCATTTGAATAGGCCATCGGAAAGCGGTTCATTGTGGATTCTAGTTCTTCAAAGGAAGTCTGGTCCAGTAAGGATGTGTCATACACGAACATACAGTTCAGAAAGTAGTGATCATCCAAAATTGATTGCGGATACTCGGAGAACAACTGCTCCGTAGCGGCTGGATTGGCCTTGAAGTCCATCTGTCCGCGGAATCGCTTGCCATTGTCATTCAGATCGGAATCATCTGGCGCGAGAAACTTACCCCTCCATTCCAGATTTAAGAGTGGCTCTACTGGGTTAAAAACTCTATGACCAGCGTCCAGAAAAACAATGCGTTCCCAACGACGGAAGTACGTCTTGAACACCTGCAACTTATCCCACTGATAGAGCTTCCTGAAATGACGTAGATCATTCTCTGCATCAACGTAGATCGGGAACGCCTTGTGCTGCTCAATTAAGGCATCTGTATTGATATGCGACACATTGTATATTTCAACTCCGGGCAACTGCTCGGGATTGAAATCTACCGCGATAAGAACGACGTCTCCAGACCATCCGCCGTTTGATCGGAGTTCCTCTATCGTTCGGAGGGCTCTTGAATAATATTCTTTATCACAGAGCGTCACAAATGCAGTGCTCATTGCCTATACAATCATATTGGTTAGTGAATGTAAATTAGTGAGTGCGGGCAAGGACAGTGAGACCGTTACAGTTGGTATACTTCTCGCGAATCGTCCACTCCGGATGCTCCTCTAAAAACTCCAACACGGCAGGCCACAGTCCTCGGCGGATTTCTGCGACGGGAATGTCAAACTCTCGGCTCTGGGTCTCCGCATCAAACCCACATCGGATCGTCTCTCCGTTCCACTTATCAACCTCGGTATCGTGTAGGATGATGTACCTCTTCGCATGTGTGTGCCATCGGGCGAGCTCCCGCTTCAGTTGCCCGTAGATGTGCCATGTATCGATAAACAGCAGATCGGTATCCTCCATAGCACACTCCAGGTCGCTCATTTCATGGTACACGAACCGGACACCCTCTCGCCCACAATCCAGGTGAAATACGTCAAGTCCGGCACTTCGCTCCGGATCTACCTGGACAAGTTTGCACTCGGGACGACCCACCATAGCGCTTGCGAAGGCATACGAGCTAATTGCTCCGCGAACACCACACTCTGTAATATGGGTACATATAGACGCATATCCAGCCAGCGTTGGAAGATGCTCGCTAATGTCCGACGACTGCTTGCTCAGCTCGGCGCACTGAGACACGAGGTAACTCATTTGACATCCTAGGTATATTCAATGTAAATGCTACCCGGTAGATGGTTTATACCTGAATCGCTCTAATGCTGCCATCATACACCCAGCCTTTGCGACAACCGGCACGGTCTTCTTGGAAAACTTTACATTCCATTCATCAATTGTGTACCCACTTCCCATGCTGATATTACACCGACCGCAGATGGGAATCAGATTATCCAACGACGTTTGACCACCTTTGCTTTCCGGGATGTTGTGTCCACACTGGAAATCAAATGCGCTAATATTGTTCTGACACCACACAACCTTACACTTGCCTTGGAATACCTGCCCCATGTCTTTCAACCAAACTTGCTCACGAAGAGCCTTGGGAATCTTGCCTTTTTTGTACACCGAGTCCATTATAGTTTAAACCACGAACGCTCTATATTGGTTCACCTGGAACGGGGTCTCAAACCCAACCACCGGTCCAAGTGAGTACGGTGCCGGATCTACGTGGTTGGTTGTCTGCCGATGCGATGAGTCCTCCATGGCCACCGTCTGCCTCACCTGGGCCTTATCAAGGAACTCGGGTTGGAACCGCTCGCGAGATTGTAACAGAACGAACGCGATCACAAGAATCGCGGCTGCGAGGAAAAGCCAGTACTTCATTGTTTAGAGTCCGTGAAAAAACGTATAGCTTTCTGTCTAACTCAGAGAACAAGTAATGGAGGACAAGGCACTAGAGATTATTCGGCTCATGGTTGGTCGCCGAGGACTTGACATGAAGACAGAGCGTGTGATTACCGATGCGATTGAGAAGGTCAATCTGTATACGGTAGGTGGCATCCTCGTGGTCTTCAGTCAAAAGGACAAGGGACTGCTGGAGCGCGACATCAAGAACTTTGTGGAGTTCGCTTCCAACAATGACTATGGCACCGGTCTCATCATCGTTGCCCTCATGCCGCCGTCGGACAATGTGCTGAAGACAATCAAGAACATGACCAAGGAGCAGAACATTCAGTTCTTCCACATCCATCAGTTGAAGTTTGACATTACGACGCACCGCATGGCTATGCCCCACCGTATCCTCAAGGAGGACGAGAAGCAGGCGGTTCTCAAGCGATATAACATCACCAAGCCCGAGGAGCAGCTGCCGTGGATTGACTCACAGGATGCGATGGTCAAGTGGATTGGCGGTCGTCCCAAGGATGTGATTGAGGTGACACGACACAGTGATGTCGCAGGTCGTCAGCTCTACTATCGCTGGTGTGTGCCAGACGTAAATATTGCCTGAGAACAATGGATGAACTCAAAGCAAAATACCAGAGCCAGAGCTCCGAGTATGACAAGCTAGTAGAGAGCGCAGTGGCTTCGCGGGACATATCCCAAATTCCAAAAATCAAGGAGCTCAATGCTGCCCTAGCAAAGACGCTGAATGCTATGATTGAGAAGTTGACCTTTTTGAAGAAGGATTCACCGAACCTGAAACTTGAGCGTGATGTGCTTGTTCAGCGACTCGGTCGCATACAATACGAGTACAGCGGTCTTCTCGCAAACACGGATAAGCTTGAAACTCTACGACGGATTCGCCAGCAAGAGAGTGTTGAAGGAGATCGCTGGCTCTACTGGTATATTTCGGCGTTTCTTCTCCTCTCGTTGATTCTGATTCTCTACCTAGTGTTTTACGGAAAGAGTGAGGCGACCGCGGCGATCGCGAGTGCTGTCCCAATCACACCCGCCTTGACATAATATCCCGATGTGTCAATCGGTATTTCCTTGTCTGCCAATCGTTCTGTATCCAACTTGTCCTCCATCTTGGGGCCCTCCTTGCGAACCTTTCGGATCTCCTCCTGCATCTTTGCCAGTTCCGGATTTGTCTTGGAATAATCCTTGACAAATTTGTCAACAAATTGCGAGTCTTTCATCGCCGCTGCTTCCAGCGTGCCGACATAATCATCCAACCATTTCTGTGCGTTCTCGGCCGCAATCTTGTATGCCGAGTTCCCTGAGACCTTGTATTCCACCATGTTCTTCTTGAACAAACCAAGAACAGTATCAAAGTCCTGTGCCATTATCTTGTTTGATAGTAAACAAAATGCCTGTCGGATCCTACTTAGAACTCAGCACACCCCGTCACGTAAAATTGACAACTTCTGCGGGCGAGCACACTCGGTATGTCCGGCTGGCAGCCCAGATCGCACCATACATCAACGATGGAGTTTCAGCGGCTCCTCGCCTTGGCTGGAAGTCGCCTGCTCTGTCCACTGAGGCTCGGCTGATTGCGCCCATCTACGGAATCCTCAACGGATTACTTCCTAACCGTAGATAAGGGAAATGGGTAACTTAAGTTCGTGTCCGGCTGGATTTGAATCTGGAGTATTTTTGTCCTGTCACGCACAGTGTCCGGCAGAGTTTAAGTATGCGCAAGAGGCCGGGACTCCGCCCACGGAAAGATGTGTTCACGTGGCACGAAACAACCGGTTCGTAACACTCCAGTCAGTGCCTGCTCCCCGGCAAGGCGAACCTCTACCAGCTGCCTATGCGACAGAGACAGATCGCGTTGCGACAGAGATCGCAAAGGTCAAGGGTCTCATCAAGGCGGATGAAGCAGAGGAGAAGGCTCTGGGTATGCTTCGTGATCAGAAGTTCGGTAACGAGAGGGAGTACTCTCGCATCCAGAGCGAGTATGCAAACTTCAACCAGTACACCGAGAATGCGAAGGCCGTCAAGAACGTATCAGACAGTCTCAAGCCTATGCGGCCTCCTACGGCACCGAGTTCAGAACTAGAGACTGAACGAAGGAAGATCATTGACGCACAAGAACCGTATTTCCTTTTCATTCAGGTCGCGCTTGCTCTCATCGTAACGGCACTTGTCGGCTATATGATTCTTCCCGCTCAATACGCTCATGGAATCGCATTTCTGCTATTGTCCATGGCGATCTCTTTCGGTTTCTTTCTAAGGAGATGAGTAATGGGTATAGGATCAAGTATTCCGGGGGGACCGGCAGGGGCAGCGCCAGTCTTGTCGTTTCCAAAATGTCCAACACCGTTTGAGAGTTCGGGGAACCTGTCGTGCGTTATGCAGTGTCCGACAAATCGCGGATTTGAGAGGACCAACGCGAACGGCGGGTTCAAATGCGCATACAAGGCAGATCCACAGAATGCCGTGACGTTGAGCACTCTCTCGGCGGTGATGTTTGTCGGTAGCACAATGAACGATCTCAAGACAAAGGATGCCAAGGCGTATTCCGAGTTCGTGAAGGAGCGAGACCGAGTGAACAATGAACTCTCGGTTCTCTATGCCAACCTGGACAAGAAGCAGAAGCTCACCGACGCATTCACATCGCTTCAGTCGGCTGAGAATGCGCGAGACACCGCGCCCGATGCGTATCAGCAGGCTCGCACGCTCTACTATACTCTGCTGAAGGGCGACGCGTGGAAGGAGGAGGAGAAGTCCAGAATCTCCAAGGCAGAAGTAGATCCCCTTGTGAACAGGTACAAGACGAACCGCGACTCGGCTCTCAACCAATACAACAATCAACGCAAAACAGTGGAGGTTGTAACAGGCCTCAAGGACAAGGTGTTGTCGCTCAAGGACGAATTCAAGTACTCGGTAGATACCTTTACGAAACAGCTTGGGAAGGTCAAGAATGCCATCAACATGGAACGTCGCGATCGCCAAACCGAGACCGTTGTCAGCCCTTGGTCGTGGCTGGATGTTCTTCTCAATCTCGCGATCATATCAAGCCTGATTTATGCGGTGATGGTGCTATACCCCAAGGTATTCCGGAAGCCCGAATTGCCAACCCAGACTATACGTCTTGTGCGGTAGACATTGATATCAACAATCTACGAAAACATCAATGGAGATCACGGATCCAAGAACTGTCGCAGACTTTCAAAAAGCCACATTCTGTGGACATCCACGAGCACATGTTGTGAAGGTTCTCCTTCAAAATATCCAGCTCGGACACGCAGATTACGCTTGCTATTGGTCGTTAGAGCTATTGTGCTCTGGATTGGTTCATACCCTTTGGATGGCTCTTTTTGAGGGAGCCGCACTTCACGTCAATCGGGCTCAGCCACGCGTTTTTCTCTACTTGGCCGCAGCGTATGAGAGGTATGCCTCTATTGAATACCGATATGCTGTTCGTGAGATGACGACGATCCGCAACAATATGGATGTGCGTCAGATGATCTGTTCCGCTGCTGCTGCTATCTCAATGTGTCGCAAGAACAAACTACCTAGTTTGCCCACCATCAAACCGCTTCACGACTTTGATCCAGTTACCATTCAGGAGTCTTTGAAGGCACCCTCTACTCTGTTTGGCCGGTTGGTACTGAGACGCGATGACCCGATGACAGTCGCAGTTCCGATGAACGAATTCGTGTACTGCCTCCGTCAGGATGTCCGCGATGTGACCAGGGCTCTCTACTGGATGTCGTGGGTGTATGCGTTTGCTCGCGAACACAAGAAGCAGACGAAGCAGCCACTTATCTTTGCGAATAGGTCTGATGAATACGTATCTGTGGCACATGGAAATCACGTTGCCTGGATCTTCTGGGACGCGATTCAAAAACAGACACAGCCTGCTGCGCGGGAGTATATTGACGTGCTTTATAGAATGTATGGTCTTCGTTGGTCGCCTGCGGACGCCAAAACTCGCCAGGCACTTATGATCACAGCGATTGTTCTTGTGTGTGAAGGCCACACAATAGACTCAAATCCCGTCACAGGTGACTCGCTGGCGATTGCGAATGTGCTAAATGGTATTCCGGGATGGTTAGATGCCATCAGCCGCATGCAGAAGAGTTTTTCCTCGTAAAGACTAAATGAACATCAAATTGAAGGCCGCTCTCACCGCAGGACTGATGTTCTTCATCATCTCCCATCCCTTCGTCTATCAGTTGGTTGATAAGGTTAGTATGGGACTCTTAGGCAACGTTGCCTCCCCGGCAGGCTGCCCGACAAACTGGGGTTTAATCGTTCACTCCATCGTCTTTGCTGCGGCCACGTTTTACGGAATGGGTTTGTAAAACGTATCCTATGCGGAGTAGGACTCCATAACATACTCAAAATGATCCCCGAAATCTCCGCCTCTAAGGTAGCGGGTTTTATCGGACTCCACAAGTATCAGGACCCTACTGAGATTGCCTACGAGCTTCTCTGTAAGGATCTTGTCGCAAAGACTCGCGTTGCCGAGATTGAAAAGGAGTATAATCTTCGTCCGTATTCCAAGCTGGTGAATGAGATTCTTCGCGAATGGCCCATCATGGACATTGTCCAATCCGGCATCAAGGCTGCTCAGCAGACGACCAATGTACAGGGTGTTCTTGGGGAAGTTGAGCTACAGGCCGGTCTGGTCCTAGATCTACGCAAGGATACGTACCCCAAGGAACTTCGGGCACGATTGGTCCAGGAGGTGCGCGGTGCGGTGTCTAAGCAGCGTGGTCTAAAGAACGAGGAGGCGATCCTAGACACCTACGAGGCTGCCAAGGATGTCAAGGTGACGGAGCGGAACACAAAGACGATCAAGAAGGACTTTGGGACCTTCAAGCTGGTGGGTCGGTGTGACGGCTATGTCGCAGCAGAGAGTCGCATTGTAGATTCCAAGGACCGCACACGTCTGTGGCCGCAGGTTCCGTTGTATGATGAGCTTCAGCTGCGTTGCTACATGAACCTGTATGACGCGAAGGAATCTGAATTGATTGAGCGGTTCCCGGACCGGACAACGCGTCACACCAAGTATATGAACACTGCCGACAAGTGGGATGGAATTGAGTCAGCGATTCGGCGTGGAGTAGACAAGCTGAATGCCGCACTTCACGATGAGGAGGAGCTAAAACGTATCATTTTCGCGAACGGCGTAGCAATTCAGTAAATGGAGATCCAAATCCTGTCCACGATTCCGGAAGAGTGGGCAAAGAAGGGCGGTGTAACATACGAAACAAGGTTTATTTACCTCGGGTTCAGTCGGTATGATACAGTTCGGAAGGTTCTCGCCAAGTTCACATCCGATACCGATCACATTCACTACTCAGAATCGGAGTGTACTGTCAACGTCTTCTCACGAGGCTATCACGCAGAGTTTGCGCGCGTAACGGTGTATTCAGAGTCACCTCGGGTGTGGTCTGAGGAGTTGGGTCCTGGAGAGATTCACTTCTTCGTCCAGCAACCAATACAGGTTGCCTGAACCTGTCCAAGAATCGGGCTCTTGGAAGCCATAACCGCGGCCTGAACAACCATCGGGATTACTGTATCAATCGTATGAATCAGATCCGATTTTTCCTCTAGGGACTTGTCCGACTTGCCAACGGTAACGCGAAGAATACGCTGAAGCATCTCAAGCTTCTCCTTGCCTCCGAGTCCTGCCATCATCTCAATCTTCTGTGCCATGAAAATACACGTAGGAATGAGATTATCAAGGTCAATCTTACCCTCAAAAACGTGGAGGATTGCGTCGGCCTGTTCGTGAATAGGGTTGGTCTGCATTGCGGTTTGTTTAGTCTTCACAAAAGATCGTAAGCAAACAAACATGGACCTCCAGGAGATCTTGTCGGTTGCCATCGGCACCCTTATTGTTGTCGTTCTTTCGCACTTCGCTGTCTTCTGGGTGGTCCGGACACTCTACCCGCCGCAGAATCAGACGGTGTACATGCCGGCACCCGTTGCGCCCGAGCCCATGCCCGTTTTCACACCGCCGGCGGTAACAGAACAACATGTTACACTTCCAACGTATGAGACGGCTGTACCCGCTGAGGCCCCACGCGAAGAGAGGAAAGGACCCCCTCCCGCTGAGAACACCTCAATACGCCGGGAGCCCGGGGTGGATGTTCCTAACGCATAATGATTTCGCCGAGCCGACGGCGATCTTTATGGACAGCAACGACAAACCGACTGTCGTCTCTCTTGTCCTGGATGAGCGTGTGTTTTCAGACTCAGTGCTTCGTGTCACGCGGTTGTCCAAGGATGTATATCTAGTCTGCGACATCCGCTATCTGAACGGAAAGTGTATTTATGAGACGATGTCATACACGCAGCGCCAGGAGAAGATTGCGGAACTGCTGGATCTTTTTCATTACCCCGACATGGCCGCCTTGATTGGATACGATGTCGTTCCAGAGGATACCCCGATCCGTGGGTGGGAGACGTATGATGACATGCCAGGGACGATGGGTGTATTTATTCCCGCGGATGAATAAATGGCTGGTTGTTCAACAATGGGCGGTCGTCGCCACCGTAAGAGCAAGAAGGCTAGTCGCAAGACACGCCGCCGCCTGCGGGGCGGTAACTTTTATGGCCCCACCGGTGCGATTTCGCCCGGCGCGATGGAGTGGGGTGCGGTCTCCAATGATGCGTATAGTTCCGCCACGGGTGCCAATCTTGGACCTGACCCCGGTGCGCCTGCTGGCACGGGCGGTCGTCGTCGGTCTCGCCGCGCCAGCCGGAAGTCCAAGGGTAAGAAGAAGACCAGTCGTCGCAAGATGAAGGGAGGTGCCTTCTCCCCCGGCAACATCAACTCAGCCAATACGGGATACGGCTATTCCAGTGGTGGCAGTTCGTGGGCCTCGGGCTCTGGTTACCCGGTAACAACGGGCTATGCCGCCAATGTAGGTGGCGCACCTATGGGCGCAGATGGCGTCCGTTCAGCCTAAAAACCGCATCCGCATACACATACGGCATATAATCCGGATCGTTGGTCACAATTCGCGGTCCGCCGTGTACCATGGTTGTCAAAAACATCTGCTGAACCTCAAGCTTCAAGGTATTATACTTGATCCATTCTGACCATGCATTGTAGATTGTCAGCGTACTTGATAGAAGCGCAAACAGGTCCGACTGACCACACAAAACCAAAAAGAGAGTTATGATTGGTGCGATGATCATTTCGTTAAACCGCATGATTGTGTCTACCCACGCTGGAGACGCACACTTATTGCGGAGTCGGATATACGCTTCTGCTACGTGGAACGGATTACTCGGCATCTGCCTTGATTGTAATTCCGCTGCCTGGAAATTTGATCTCCTTGAACGTCCCCGACTCAATGTAGATGAGGTTGGTCCTGTTGGTGACGTGAATCAGCTTCAGGACGAGATCTAGAGTGATCTGGTTGCCAGGCACGAGGAACTTGTTGAAGGTGCGCGTGAGATCAATCTCCGTCTCACGATCCCCGACCCAAACCCATGGGCACTTTGCGGGAATGTCAAACGGGCTGGCGGTCCACTTCTTTGGGATCGGATCGCCCTCATATGCCACCACGCACTTCTTGTGACCGTGGGTGTCCACCCACTCTTCAACATACACACAGTCCTCGGGAACTCGCGTGTCAATCTCGTCAAATGAGCTGTGCTCGTTGTCGCCACAGAGATAGTATCGTGACTGAGGATTGTGCTTCGGGACATTTCTGTACTTGTACTCAATCCACTTGCCCTGAACAAACACAGCCCCCCGACCAATGCCGGAAAGGACCGCGAAGATCACTGCGAGAAGGAAAGCGTGAATGTCGTGAATAGAATACATCTTAGAATACTACCTAATCCTTTTTAGATTTGAATTCCGTTTTGGCCGCGGCTTGGCGGGCGACACTGTTGGACTGCTCGGGCACATCCTGCTCGCGCGCATCCTTGTCAGTGAACTTCTCTGTCAGCTGACCCAGGACCTTGGCATCAAACTGTGTTCCGATGGCGATGGCCGTGCCGAGCGCCGTGATCAGGAAGGGCGCCGCCACAAGGAACCACGACACAACCCCCAGACCAATGCCACAGAAGGTGTCAAGCACCATGACCGTTGCGAAGCCAAGAATGACCTTGATGGTGAATGTTACCCACATTCCCAGTGATGCGTCCAGTCCAAGCTGGACAACTAGGAAGATCAGATAAAGAAGCGCAGGCGGGCAAAGATCTTCAATGAAGCGCATTTATGTTCTCCGGAGAAAATGGCATTTACGGAATCTGGCAAAGATACAAAATGTCAAGTGAACAGGATGCCATGGATATTGCGATGGGTTTCTACGAGCACAAGGACACCGAGAAGTTTCTAGCAGAGTGCGCTGCCAAGGGCGTTGTCGTTCACATTGCCGAGGAGAAGCCGGACGAGTTTGTGGATTATGTGGTCGGCGGCGTTATCCACGTTATCCGCTTTGCCAAGCCCGGGAAGCCTGTTGCGATGACGGTTCGTCCGGTGGTTTAAAGTCAATATACCATACATCACCAATGGAGTGCCTTCGTCAGACATATATACATATAATGAGCTGTTTCAGAACAAATGGCAGGACTCATTGCCGATCTTGCCAACGTAGATATTCAGACGGCGGAGAAGGCGCTGGAGGAGCACAAGGAAGTTTGGTTGGCGGTGGATGCCCTCATGTTGAAACCGGTAACAGCAGGGGACAAGTATATCCCACCCAAGCCGAAAGTCAATACGGGACTTACTTTGGAACAGCAGACAATCTGTGAGCGTGGTCGTTGGCTTCAAGACCGAGTTAACGCTGTATTCTCAGTCGCCCATTCAAAAACGCTACCCCAGCCGGACGACCTACCAGCGGCTCCCGCACCTTCCCCGGTTCTGGTTGGCGAGGCTTCTGTTCCGACGATTGAGGAGCAGCTGACTGGGTTACAACTGGATGCTGACGAGAAAATGACTCAACCAGACCAGATATCTTCGCAGCTTCCGTAAAGAGATTCATAGCAAGAATGTGCTGCTTGGACTGTTCCGACCTCTCGGTATACGCATCACCATCCAGACTCTCAATTGCGGATTTCCACTCATCAATCGCATCTCGGTTACATCCCAGACCGGCGGGGTGAATCCACTCATGAAGGCCCTCGGTGCTTCCTCCAGGATAGACAGAAGACGGGTTGGGCTTTGAGTACAGAACTGGAATACCGTTTATCATCGCCTCAACTGCGATACGCCCAAAACTCTCATAATAACTAGGCACAAGTAGGATACGTGTGCGCTTGAGGATGTTACGAATATCATCGTCAAACGGAGTCCATTCTACATTGCCCGGAGCCTGAGGAACTCTCAGTTCTCCATAATACGGAAGCACGCCTAGAAACTTGCGATCGGGCATACGTTTCGCCATATCTATGAACTGCGCAACACCCTTGTTCTGATTGGCGTTCACAAGCGTGATACAGTCACCTCGGAAGGGCTCGTTGATCTTCACCTTGTCCAAATGCATAATCGGACGAATCGCCTCTGTGCGAACGATCTGAGACGGCCACGGCTTGATGTTCTTCCGGTAGTTGGGCTCCATGATGCCATTGATGAAGAGTATCATCTCAGATGTCCGCGCGTCTGCATTGATGGAGATGGCTGTGTAGTTGCCGTCAAAGTGGCAAGTGGCGACGATTGGTCGCTGGTAGCTTCGCGAGTTGATCTTGCGCACATCGGGAAGAATGGGTGAGTGCGGACAGATCCAGATATCAGACGACTCTAAGAACGACGATCCCGCGCTGTAATGCATAAATCTGAATCCACGATACGTCCCGCCACTGTATCCCTCCTTCGGAACCTTGATTGTCAAAAAGGCAACCTGATGGCCGCGCTTTTGAAGTTCAATCGCTAAATCTATGTCGTGTAGAAACGCGCCGCACAGGTCCGGCATCTTGTTTGCGAAAAAGAGAACTTTCATTGTATGTATTTCATAGGAATTTCAAGCCGAGTTCACGCAACACGGTTCTGTTGAACTAGACGCGTCGCATCTCCACCGCGAGTCCACTGTTCTACCCAGTGATTGACATTCTTGTAATCGTTTGCCTTGTACGCGATAAGCGGCTGGTAGAAGTTGGGGATCATCTTGTCCATGATCGTGGAGTTCTCCTTGCGATTCCGAGGGGGAGCGCTACGGAGCAGTCCCGACTCATCGTCCACGGCCATCGGCTCACCACCTGCCAGGTTGGGCGTGGTCGCAAACGGACGAGCCCAGATCTGCTTAGGGCCCTTCTGGCGGTGCGCACCCTCAATACCCCACCGCAGTTCGGTATTCTCGTCTACCTTACATCCACCACCCGGCTGGCCATATCCACCCATGGCAATCATACCGGGCTGATCTGCCATCGCGGACGCGGGGTTCAGTGTATCAGAGCAACCAGCGGTAATGCTCGCGGTCTGGCGAGTCAGGTTGTCCTTGCTGGCAATGGCCGACGTATCCGTCTCGTAACTATCCGCCTTGATACGAGTCGGCGCGAAGAACCAATCGTATGTGTTGGTGGTGTGATTCATCTCTTACATTCAAATCTAGATTTATTCTCGCAAAACGAACTAAGAATCGTCTACGTTCTACAGAAGTAACAGAATGAGTCGCACTCTCCAACCTTGTGATTGGTATGAGCACGATACAGCCAACAAGTATGTCGTGGACGTCTTTGGACGAACGGATCAGGGGAAGGTCGCATGTCTCCGCATCAACGGATTCAAGCCATACTTCTACGTTCGCGGAAGTAAGCCCGATCTCTCTGGCGTTACTTGCACGAAGACTGCCAAATACGACGTCTTTGCTGGATTTGCTGACTTGAAGAAGTCGGAGGTCTGGAAGGTGACGTGTGACACGAAGCAGAAGTTCATGGAGGCTGCCAAGTATAGGAAGGATGCGATCAACTACGAGTCCGGTCTACCTCCCTTTATGCGCCTCTTCCACGACCGCCATCTCGGTCCAGCGAGTGCCCTGGTCTTCAAGGAGCATCGCTTTACGATTCCCGTGGACCGCGACACGGATGAGCCCATCTACAACGTGGATGCCTTCTACCAGTGCGATGTGTCCGAGGTGACTGCGTCGGAGGAC